TATCCTCTGAGCTAAAGGGGCGTACCCTAAGTCGGATTCGAACCGACACTGTAACGATTTTAAGTCGTTTATCTCTGCCATTGGATTACTAGGGCTTATTTACTATATAAATATACCAGACCAGACAGTTTTCGTCAAGATTTTATTTGAAATGTTTTTTGGCTTTTTGGTTTTAATACCAAGTTCTTTAATTGCTTTCCGATTCTTTTTTAAATCATCAATAAATAAAACAATATTATACTTACTCTTCAAGGCTTGAATTTCTTTTTTCTTATATACATCTGAATCTTCATCCTTATCATTAGTAATTAATTGATCAAATGGTATTCCCAATTCCCGCAATTGTTTTACGGCTAAAGATTTTCTAGAATCTTTGCTTCTAGCAGTCATAATAATAATTTTATTGGTTTGAGCTTGCTGAATAAGAAAATTTACCACATTTTGAAGGGATTTAGATTCATCTTTGTGATCTAAGATTGTGCCGTCAAGGTCGCAAACAATAGCATTTTGCTTCATTACATTACCACTGATTTAAGAGTTGCCCTTAACTGCCAGCCCCAAAATTGATGTTGTTCAATTCTTCCTGCAATCATGTTGCAGATACCCTGCTCATCATATTTTACGTTAGCCAACTGAAATACTTCTTTTAGAGTTTTAATTACATCATCATTTGTTGAAATTAATTCGCCAACCATTTCTTTGGGGGATAAAGAAAGGCTATCGTTAATGGAAACCGTAGCGTATTGTGCCATTTGTACAGCACCAAATGGTGCATAGGCACCAACCTTACGAATTGTTTCAGAAATTGTATCTACTGAATCAAACACATCTTGATAAATTTTTAAAAAAAACTTATGCAACTCTCTAAAAATCATGCCTTCGACATTCCAATGATATCCATGACTCTGGGAGTACATTTGAAATGCATTGGCTTGTAATTCTTTTAACTTATCTACTAAATCTTCCATACTAATATTATACCCTATCTTCCGCCAGAACGCTTCTTATAACCAGTCTTACGCTTATTCATAGATCCTGGCGTATTGAATCCGTTAACTTTTGGGGTGTTTCTAATTCTAATTTCTAAAGCTTCTTTAATTTTATCGTGATGCTTTCCCATTATTCTCCTTTTATTTTTTCTAATTTATACACTTGGTCTCCCTTGTGTAGAGCCTGGATTTCCCGCATTCCAAACCCAAGTTTTAACATTTACATGAAATATTTTTTTATTGTATTTTACAAAATTTTTGATTAAGGTAAAGTCTTCTCCAACTCTATGTCCATATTCATCTACTTCTGTTGAATTTACATCAAATCTTCCAGAAAACCCACCAATTGCTTTTACTGAAGTTGTTTTTGCTAACCAAGTAATTGGAACTTGATGAATCTCGTTATTATTCCATTCTTTTCCAAAAATATAATCAAGATGTGTCATAAAACCTTGTTCTGTATACCAAGATGGATACACCAAGTCAGCACTTTCTCTTTCTATTGTGTTAAATAATACTTCTAAATGGTTTGGCAATAGATAATCATCGTCATCTAAAATTGCAACATATTTACTAAATACCCGCTTAATAGCCTTATCTCTTGTTATTGGTGCACCCAATCTTTCATTATCCAACTCAACAATTATTTCATCTGGAGGCATAGTTTGATTTAATACTGAATCTACTGCTCTTTTTAATAAGCTTTCTCTTCCAGGAATTGTTGCTATAACTACCGAAATACTCATTTTTAAGCTTTAATCCTTTTTTGCTGGGGGTTCTGTATAGAGGGCTTCCTCTGTTTTTTTATCTTCAATTCTTTGTACTTGATGACTTAATCCTAAGAAACTTAGAAGTGTAAGAATAACTAATTCATTTGGCACTTCTGGATATTGTTTTACAAGGTATGTAGAAAATACTGATGCCCAGCCATATACAATGGTAGGATTTTTATGTATTGCTCTTTTAATTTTTTTCCAAAACTTTGACATAATAACTCCTTACTGGTTACTATAGCCATAGCCTGAACTATTGCCATACCCCGCAGATTTTTTACCATCATGGTTTGGTGGTGCATTGTATGTTGGTGCGTATGCAGCATCTTGAGATTCTGAACCCATTACTGGTGCAAAGGATCCATTCCAAAATGATAATGCTGGAGTTCCCTCTTCGGTAATGCCTTTTTCTTCATATCCATCAACTTGAACAACAAGGGCTTCTAAGCCAGCTTTTGCTTCTTCTTCAGAAGAGTATACTCCAACTACTTGACCATTGTTTTCTTTGCATACCGCCCAATAACCTTGAGCATCTGGCACATTGTATTCAATATAGAATGGTGTTTTTGCACCATGACCAAATTGCATTTTACCTTTTCTTCCTGCCCTTGTAGCTGAAGATCCACTTGGGATTAATTCCTCCGCCTACCTGCCAGTATGCTGTCTTTTGTGCTTCAAAATGCAAGTGTGAGCCAGTATGAGCATTACCCTCTGTGCCAACTTCCGCAATTAACTGCCCCATCTTTACAATATCTCCAGCCTTAACGTAAGACTTACGAACGTGTGCATAAGTGCAGTAATAAGTCTTAAAGCGAAACTTATGCTTAATAGTTGGTGAATACGCACCAAGATTAGGTCCTTGTGCCCCAACAGATACAACAACTCCATCTGCTACAGCATATACTGGGGCACCCATAGGTTCACCAAAATCTACTCCCTGATGCCAACCTGAGATCCATATATCTCCCTTAGTTCCATATGAACAAGTTACTCTTGGATTTTTTACTGGATAAGCCATTTAAATCAATTCCTTTTATAAAAATTTTACTTACTTATATTATAACATATTGGGGTTGCAAGCACGAGCAGAAATTACACAGCACAGCAAATGTCTGGACTCTCTGTGCCCCAACTGGGACTCTTACCATAAGTAACTACACCATCCTAAGAAAGTGCTTGCAACCTTGTGGGTAATGTCAGACTTGAACTGACGGCGGGCAGATTATGAGTCTGCTGCTCTAACCAACTGAGCTAATTACCCTGACAACTTATTATATCTAAAGGATACTAAAATTGTCAATAAAACCTTGTTCTTCTGTTTGAGGAATATCGGCTGCTAAATAATCCCTAATGCTATCTGGCATGTAGTTGCTTTCTGGCATCTTAATAGTTCCCGCATTTTGTTTCAAGTAGTCTTCTTCTGTTTCTTTATAATAAGATGAGTAATCATAAACTTTAACTTCTTGATTAGCATTTCTTGCAGTTCCCGACACAGCATTATAAATAGCCCCACAAACAGCGTCAGATAGATCCTTAGAGCCTTTGCGGGGGTGATCGACCTTATCCTTAATAATTCTTAATTGTAGCAATTCCTCAATTAACAAATTAATCTTTGGTCCAGCAAGTCTTTCTTCGACAACTACCATCTGCATATCATCATAATGCTTTTTAGCCACAGAAAGAATTTCAGACTTCATTCCATAAGCAATCATTTGTTGCATCATGTCGTGAGAGTTCCATCTATCAAATGTAACTAATTTAATATTAAATCCACGATGACGTAACTCTAGGATGTAATCCCTTACGTCAGCAAAATCTACTGACTTATCTTTAGTTGGAGTCCACCATCTTACTGCATCTACTACAACTTTAGGGGATGCTTCTTTCATTTGTCCCGCAATTTTCATAGTTACCCAATGATCGATATGTGCCAAAGCAACGGCACAATGATCATGTTTCTGGGCAAGGTCAACGTGGACAAAATATTCTTTTTCTTCATCTGGCACAAAATGATTTTCAAATGCACCCTTTTCATCTACACCATTCTTTTGAACAAATGCTGTTTCAATTTTTTCACGGGACTTAAAGAAAGCATCTACGGCATCTGGTGGCATGCAAGCAAAACGAGATAAGGAGTCGGTTGGGTCATCATAAAAAGCTTGAGCCAAATCGTCAATCTTAATAGTTGGATTAATATCCCAAGTTGGTCTCTTTAATGCAAAAACTTTTTGAGTGTTGTAATGGGTAATATGATCTTCTTCCCACTCAACTATAAATTCATTTTCTTTTATACCATCTGGAAGATCTGTATCTTTTTTAAAGGTGTGCTGCCTAATAACAATTTCTTTCTCTGCAACAACCTGATTATATCTTTGCTGAATATAGTCATTCTTAAATCGGGGAAATGAAAGTAGAATAATTTTTCCCACACTTGGAAAGCGAGATGTAACAGATTGACGATACATCTTATAGATAGCCTCAGCAGTTTTTGCACTTGCATTACCAGATGTTGACTCAAGGTCAAAGCCTGAAATCTCATCAAGGATGACCATAATAACATTGTACCCCTCCCAAGACTCTCTTTGAGAGTGACCAGAGTGCACTGTAATAGATTTAGGAAATGTAATAGATGCAACCTTATCATCATACTTTCCTGTAAACCAGGGGCAATTCTTAATTCTTTTTAGGAAGCCTCCAAAGAAAACTTTCTTAGCCTGTTCTGCGTTAATAGCAATATTAATAATATCAATGGCATCGTCTGTGGGCTTACCAAAATATCTGGCGGGGTCTTTGAGGCAAAGTAACCGATAAACAATAAATGCACAAGCGATTGTAGAAACATAATCTTTACCAGAACCCTTGCCTAGTTGGAATATAACTTCTGTACAAGTTTGCTTGTGTATCTTGCGTCCCTCTTCTTCACCATGAAGCTGAATAAGGGTTTCTAATTTATAAACTTGAGTAGATGCTTTAATCATTGTGTATTGGTTTTCGGAAAGAGGTGGGAGTCCAAGAAATTCTTTACTTGTAACAAACTCTTCAATCTCTACAGGCATTTCTTCAAATACATCATCTGCCAATGCACTAAGAAACTCATCAAACTCAAACATTTACAGGTTCAATCTTTCCAGTCACTTCAGATAATTGACGAGCAACTTCAAATTTACAATGATCACAATTTGCTGTAACAGATTTTAGAATATTTACGAGTATCTCTTGCTTTCTTTCTGTCTCTAGTAATTGATCACCAATTTCACTGTTTTCAAGCAGTCCCGCTTTTTGAAGCATATCAATTCTTTTACCCTCAACATCAGCAATTAGCTTTAGAGTTTGAGCTTTAATATTTAATTGATCATTTCCATCTGCTTGCTCTACTGTTTCCCAGGCACGATTAATAATCATTGCATAATGTTGGTCTGTGGCAGCAAGTGCTTCTTTTGCTCTTTCACGAATACTACTATCTCCTTTTACAAGGCTTTTCCAAGTATCCAAATGCTCTAGCACTTCAGTTCTTTTAATTCCTAGTTGTCTAGCAATTGCTGTAGGATTATTACCTTTTAGCATTTCTTCTACAACGCTATTCATTTGATCAAATTTACTGGCAACTTCAATTTCAGTCGACATTCTTTTTCTTCCTAAACTTTTTAGCTTTTACTTTACCCTTGAGTTGGTCGGTGTAAAAAGATCTAAATCCTTCTGCACTAACGCAGTCAATCCATTCAACTTTTTTTTCAGCATGGAATACATGACGAATAAACTTGTACTCTCCACGCTCAAATTTAATTTTAATTTTGTTTCCTGGCACAATTAAGTCTTTTCCGTAACTGTATTCTTCAGTAACAATCCAATTAGGATTTAAATTCATTGGAGTTATGCCTTGTTTCTTAGCCATTATCTCCACCCACCTGCTGTTGGTGCCCAAACCATACCGTTAAAGGTAAGAAGTCTTTCTGTTTTCCCATCACAATCTTCGCAGGGCACTACATCTCTATCATCAATAGAGACAATTTGAGCAAAAACCTTTTCACAGGTTAGGCATTTGTAATCGTAGTTTGGCATTTTTTATCCTTTGTTATAACTATTATACACTAATTTTGTTTATTTTGTAGGGCAATCTTTAGCAAAACAAGATAACCAATAATATCATCAATTGCATCTATCATGCCCTCACCTTCAAATGATTGATTATTCTTTACCCGATTTAGTTTATCATCAAGGCGGGCAGACAGTTGTTCTACTGCATTTCCTTTAGCAAAGATACCATTTGGATGCAAAGCGGAATCTCCATAAGAAATATTTTTTCTAATAAGTAGATCCATTACTTCAATTGCCACCTCAAGAATTTCATCTCCAGATGGAGCTTCTATTGATGCCTGATATAAATTTTCTAATTCTTGTTTTCTTGTCATCTGTTCTCCCAATACTTTAAGTTGTTTTCTGGATTGTTAAATGGATGCGTATAAGTTTCTTTATACGGCTCTCCGCCCCACTTTTTTATAAAATACTTCATATTATTCATAAAAGCTTCTTCTGATGTAACTGGATTTGAAGGATCTGCAAATTGTGTAGCAGATACAGCATGAGTAATTTTTAAATCTTTTCTTGTGTAAGAATCTAATCCAGCCAATTCTACACGCCGTCTCATGTCGTTATCTTCAAAGTATGCGGGATAAAAATTTTCATCAAACCATCCAACATTCTTAATTAATTGTTTAATATCTACAGCAAAACAACAATAATCTGTCCATGATGTAAGAGTGTAGTCTTTTTCCACTTCCCATTGATTTGCAGAAACCATTACGGCTCCAGTATCTTTTATTGTTTGAAATAACTCAGAGATAACATTTGGTTCAAATACTACATCGTCATTACAAATAATAGCATACTGATTACCTGCCTGTAAAGATTTTTTCATTCCTAAATTCCAAGCTGGAGAAACTCCACGATTACCCCGCCAATTATCAATAACAATTGGTAAGACGGGGTAATCGACTGAAGCCATTAATTCTGCAAATAAATCAAATCTTTTTAACACTGGCACAATTAACGATAAAGACATTTTACAGATTTAACCATTCTGGATGAGCCAACGTCCACTCAACAGTTCTTTGAATAGACTCTTCTAATGGTATTGGCAAAGACCATCCTGTATCCGCCATCTTATTGCCATTCAAAGCATAACGCAAGTCATGTCCTGGTCTAGCAGAATGAAAGTCTACAATTTCATAATTCAAAGGTTTTCCAACAGCATCGGCAATTAGTTGTGCCATTTCAATGTTGCTAACTTCACGCTCGCCAACGATATTAAATCTTTCTGGCTTTAATGTTTCTCCATACAATGGAAAATGCTGCTTGAGCACATGTAACAATCCATCTGCTTGGTTTCTGGCATGTAGATAAAATCTACTTCCAACCTTGCCATCCAAAGTACCATGAATAGTCATTGGTTCTTCAGAAAGAACTCGCTTAATTACCATAGGCATAAACTTTTCTGGGTCTTGCGTTTCACCAATAATGTTCATTGTGTTTGTAATAGCAATAGGCAATCCGTATGTTCTCCAATAAGCAAATGCAATATCTTCTTGTGCAGCCTTAGATGCTGCATAGGGATTACTTGGTAGATGCTGATCTACCCATTCTTGATGACCATAATCTCCATAAGCTGGACCATATACTTCATCTGTAGAAATTTGAACAATCTTTTCGATAGAATCGTGACTCCTAGCCCAATCTAGCAAATGGCAAATTAAAGATACATTGTTAATGATAAATGGAGCAGGGTGAGAAATGCTTCTTTCAACATGACTTTCACTGGCAACATTTAAAACATAGTTGATCTTTCCAAATTCGTGTGCTGTCACGGCAGAAATTGGTGCAGTAAAATCGCATCTAATAACTTTTACACGCTTATATCCATCTGGGATATCATCTACTGCTACCCTGATCCTATCTGTAAGACCTTTGTGAGTAAATGTTGTTGGACAAACAACTTCCCAATCTGTATTAACTAGAATATGTCTAAGCACATGACTTCCGACAAATCCACTTGCTCCTGTAAGTAAAACTCTTTTAGTCATTATAGACCTTTCCTTCTTTTTATTTCATTGCTTGTAAAAGACCATTGTGGTGGGATTTGAGATAAATAATATTCATATTCATCTTTTGTTAATGGAGGATTGTTATACCATCCATAATGTTGTGCAGTAAAATTTCCACCAATCCTCACACACAAATCTTTAATTTGCATAGGCTCTTCATAATCCCTGAAAAACTTTTTATTTACCAGGCAAAATGTGGTATCAATTGCTGCTGAATATACGGGATCATACTCTTCCGTTTCAAATAACTTACTACTCCAAAATTGTTGTTCCCACTGGTACATACTTAAACTTGGGTTAAACATAATATTTTTAATATTTGTATCTCCATTTAGATGATCCATTTCTATATCTAAAGCAAATCCAACTTTATAAAGCTTATACTTTTCTGATATGCTAATCATA